TCCATCCAGGAATCATGATAGTAGAGAAAGTAAATATACCTTAATATGGTTAAGTACTAATGTGAACTCTATTATAATGATGTGCTGAAATCAAATCCACAGGGCCTAAGCCCAGGGATGTAAAGTCACACACATTCAGTTAAATAGAGTCTCGTTAGCTTAATCATTAAATGGTATATTTATTACTTTCTCTAACTGAAACATAATCCTGGATTGACCGAAGATGAGTAGATCAAATCCAAAATGCATTGTCTAATCTTTCAGGGAAAGGGTCGAACCCTTTCTGAGGACAGAGCTCCTCAAACCGTTGAAGGTGAGACCCATGGAATTTAATACTACCAGGAAACTGGATCGATATCGATGATATCGTCTAATTCTTCGTCATAGTAAAATTCCCCTGATCCTTCCAACTCTTCAGACCGGTCTGCGTAGCAACCGCTAATGCTGCCTTCAGTTAGAAAACAGTGCTTAATCTCCTCAAGATTACCTAGGGTTCCAAATATACCCTCAGGAATCTCAATTAAGCCATGTGGAAATTGGGCAATCGATTTAGGAACAAGAATCTTCCTCATAGAACCATCTTTTGGAACGATGGTACGTGATATAGATTCTTTAAATTGATTGAGAGATTTCAGAAGCGTAAGCTTCTTCTGGGGAGCACCACGTGTTACACCCAAAGATGTAACATCTTCATACTCAATATTTTTTACATCGGAGTTGAGAGAAATTGAATTCTTAAAAACAGACTCGGGAAGATCCCACATCTGTTCTCTCCAAATAGCTGCTAGAACCGGACGGTTCTGGATATAGGCTTCCCTAAGGAAGTCCTTATCAACAGATATTTGAGTTAAATTCATATTCCTCCTCTGATCTGACCAGTAACCTGGTAAAATATTTTGAAGATCTGTGTTCTCCTTAACAACTTGTGGTTGAGATAAACGTCTCATCTCATCAGTCTTTCCTTTTCCCCTTCCAGTCAAAATACCAAAATTCACGAAGTCAATTTTAGTCACCCTACGGATGAACCTAATAAAGCCTCCATGAATTGGATTGGAAAAAGTATCAAAATCTATTTTGAACAAATCAGAATTTATCTGACAAACATCCCGTAAAACAAGATTCTTACCTACAGAAGGTTCGAATCCCACGGATTTGACACAATCTATCCACCTGGAAACATTTTGTTTCCTGGTCTTGAATAGAATGTCGTCTCCGTTAATCAGGACGTTTGGGACAATTTCATCATTGAAAGAACTCCAAAAACTAAATTTGAAACTTAAATAGTTCGCAAGACAAAGAACTATAAAAGAAAGATTATGACCCATAAGTTGACCATTCTTTTGTTCAATGACACCCATCGAGCATGACTCAAATAAAGAATCAGCAAGAGGCCATGGAGTGTCAAATTGGGAAATAGGGATATGTGTATAGTCCACCCGAACATGACAAAAGGACTTGATCAGGTTATCGACCCATTCCTTTCTCAAGCGTGAGAAAAGAAATCGGATGATTAACTCGGAAAGCTCAGAACTTAAATTATCTGTAGCTCCATCATAATCACCTGACACGAAGACATCATCATCTTGTAAATCATTACAAAGATAATGAATGTCCTCAGTGTCAACCGGTCTCCCGATCAACTCAAATTGCCGATGTCTCTGAAGCTTCTTCCAAAGAAGTTTCTGATACTGAACATAGTGGAGATACTCTCCACTGGACGGTTTAGTTATAATCCGCCCCTTAAGAGGTTCAAGTATGACAGCAGGCTGAACAACACACATATCAATAATTCCTAATTCAATTAAGGACTCAAGCTCCTTACAAATCTCATCATCACCAAACTCACCATAAAAGAAAGAATAATTTAAAGAACTCAATTCCTTCGATATGACCCGTTCATTTCTCGAGCGAACACTATACTTAAGTATAGTCTTCACACCGATCATGACAGGAGCATAAGGAAGAAAAAAAGGATCTTTATCTAATAAAAGAATATCCATTCTCTTTGTGGGGAGTCGTAGTGACTTAACTGCTAAACCTATTTGGCCAAAATTTGAAAGATTACTTTCAACAGTCGATTTATTGGAAATCTTTCCCTCATTTGGGAAATCATTGCTAAGCCTCTTCGGCATAACAAGATCAGAGAATTCATCTCGAAGATTCCAATAGCAAAACTGTCGGAAC